ATTCGCCACAGCAACGAAGACACCCAGCGCATTGCACAAAGCCAGTTGTCTGCGCTTTGCCATGCAGTGAACGTGATCAAGTTGATGGACACTGCCGCCCTGCACTTTAAGCCAGTTCGCATCAGTGTGACTGTGCGTGAAGCACAAGGCATCTATAAGGCCAGCAACAACATCAAGGGCTATGAGTCTGCCGGTGGGTTTAGCGCACCAGCTGCTGCACCAACACCGGCGCCAGTAGCTGACACGCCTGCATGGCCAACAGCCGAGCAAGAAGCCGCCAAGTCCAAAGCACCCGCTTGGGCACGGAAAGGCTGACATGGCCTTGCTACCACAATCAGTTACTGATCCTGTGGCCGATGCCATCTTTGCCTACTACAAGGCAAAGTATGGCGCGGAAGCACAACGCCCTTACCTTGGCGCCTCTGCCATTGGTAAGCCCTGCCTGCGCCAGCACTGGTACTCATTCAGATGGGCCAAGCCTGCGCAGTTCTCTGGCCGCCTGTACCGAGTCTTTCAGTCTGGCCACCTTCAGGAGCCAAGGGTTTATCAAGATTTGGCAAGCATTGGTTGCACGGTCTACCAGATCAATCCAACCACTGGCAAGCAATGGTCATTTAGCGAAGCCAAGACTGGCCATCATTTTCAGGGCAATGCTGACGGCATTGTTACTGGCTTGCCGCAGGCGCCTAAGTCTCCGCACATACTGGAGATAAAGACAGCATCTGACAAGATGTACAAGGAAATGCAAAAATCTGGCGTAAAGAAGGCCAAACCCGAACACTACGCGCAGATGCAAATATACATGAAGTGGAGCATTGATCAGTTTGGCGAAGACGGTTGCCGCAGGGCACTCTATCTGGTGGTCAACAAAGACAATGACGACATCTACACCGAACGCTTGGAGTTTGATGCTAAAGAAGCGCAGGCACTGATTGACAAGGCCATGGCGGTGATCACCAGCGTAGAGCCACCAGTTGGCATTTCGACTGATCCCACATGGTTTGAGTGCAAGTTCTGTGATTACCAGGCTGTTTGCCACGGCACAGATGTACCAGCGCCGACTTGCCGGTCATGCGTACATGTCACACCAGAGATGGATGGCCAAGGCCGGTGGTCATGCGCGTCGCTTGGCACTGACTTGACCACAGACCAGCAGCGCAAGGCTTGCAGCAAGCACCAGTACATTCCGATTCTTTTGGCCAAGACGGCCAGTCCTGTGGATGTGACCGAAAACAATGGACTGGTTTACAAAACGCCAGAAGGTGTAGAGTTTATTAACGGCGATCCTGCCGTCAGCCCTGACTACATCAGCAGCGCTGAGATTCACGCTTGCTCAGACAAAGTGATGTTGGTTGACCAACAAGCGCTTGAGTTGCGCAAACAACACAACGGAAGGTTCGTATGAACACCCCACCAATTGACCAGATCACCTTGCGTGATTACTTTGCCGCAGCCGCCTTGACTGGCTTGTTGGCCAATGGCGATAGGAGAAGCGCTGTAGAAAACGCCTACGCCATTGCCGACAGTATGCTTGAGGAGCGTGATGATGATCCTGCGTGAGTACCAGTCCCGCGCAGTGTCTGACTTGTTTGCTTGGTGGACAAAGCACACCGAGGAGGCCGACATTCCTCTTTTGGTGTTGCCTACCGCCGCCGGCAAGTCGGTGATCTGCGCTGAGATTGTGCGCCAGATGTGGGATCAGTGGCCAGAGTTTCACCCGCGCACTGTGGTGCTAGTTCCCTCAAAAGAACTGGCCGAGCAGAATGCGGCCAAGCTCAGGGCCTTACTTCCGCACACCATCAGCGTTGGCTTTGTCAGCGCCAGCTTAGGCACAAAAAGGTACAACGCCGATGTGATTGTGGCTACCATTGGCAGCATCCACAAGGCCGCGCACTTGCTTGGAAACATCAAGGCCGTAGTAATTGATGAGGCTCACCTAGTGAGCCAGAAGGCAGGAGATGCAGGCATGTACCGCAATTTCCTGTCCAAACTCGGAGAGTTATGCAAATTTCGCATAGTTGGCATGACGGCCACGCCATTCAGGGGCAATCAAGTCTGGCTGACTGACGGTGACGATCCATTGTTTACTGGCATCGCAAGCCGTGTGTCTATGGGTGAGCTGCTTGCGCAGAAGTTCATTGCACCACTGGTTCCACCGGCAGAGAAAATCAACACCCGCATCGATGCCAGCCATGTTGGCATAGCCAACGGCGACTACAAGGTTGGCGAACTATCCCGCGAGGTTGAGAAATACCTTGCCAAAGTGGCCGTAGAAGCCACTAGGATTGCTTCAGAGCGCAAGAAATGGATTGCCTTTACACCGAGTGTCGATAACGCTGAAAGCCTGTCTGAGAAGCTAAACGCGCTTGGCATTGTGAGTGCCGTTGTGTGCGGTGAAACCCCCAAACAAGAGCGCGAAGACTTAATTCGCCAGTTTAAGAGCCACCAGATTCATTGTTTGGTCACCGTGCTGGCGCTCTCAGTTGGCTTTGATGTGCCAGATGTGGACTGCATTATTTGGTGCAGGCCCACTAAGTCGCCAGTGCTTTATGTGCAGGGCATGGGCCGAGGCACTCGCATTGCAGACGGCAAGACCGATTGTTTGGTGCTTGACTTTACCGACACCGTAGAACGCTTGGGGCCGGTGGACACGATCCAAGGTAGGGCTAAGAAAAAGTCAGGCACACAGGAGGCGCCCTACAGTATTTGCCCAGACTGCGGAGAGCGCAACGCACCAGCTGCGCTTGTGTGTGTGCATTGTGGTGGCCAAATCAGGGAAGAAGAAGTTAAGCCAATGGATGCCAAAGTGTCCTATGCAGCCCTGCTATCAAGCCAGACCGCGGCAGCCGAACTGGTGTGGCACGACATCACAAAGGTTGGTTATGCCATGCACCGAAAAGAAGGCAAGCCAGACAGCATGAGGGTTGACTACTACGCCGGCCTGCTGCGTGTGGCCAGCGAGTGGGTGTGCTTCAACCACATTGGCTATCCCAAGCAAAAAGCACAGGACTGGTGGTTAAGACGCGACAAAATTTTTATGCCGTCTTCCGTCAGCGTGGCAATTGACTATTTGCAATTACATAAGATCAATGAGCCAGTCAGAATTGCAACCCGTAAAAATGGTAAATATACAGAGGTAAAAGATTATGAATTTGATAGAACTGAACGCAATCAAGAGGCATTTGGACGGCCAAGTCAAGCAAGTCAATTTGATACAAGTAAATTGCCAACAGTGCAACAACTTTGCAGTTGGAATGTGTAAGCAGTTTGGCGCCAAACCACCGCTAGAGTGGATTACCGGCACGGTTGAGTGCGAACATTGGGAATGGGATCAGATCCCTTTTTAGGAGACAACATGATACGTACAGAAGAAGATGACGAGTTTGCTCGTATTGAGCATGAAAACAGAATAAAGGGGCAACCTTACCACTGGGAAGTTGATGCTATCAAAGCGGCAATCAACATAGAACGTGAGGAGTGCGCCCGTATTGCTGACGATTGGGATAAGGCAAATCCACTTAGCAATTATGGGAGAAGCATTGCAAACAGAATTCGCGCTAGAGGAGAAAATACACCCATGGAAATACTGATCTACACCAAACGCAAATGCCCCAATTGCATTACAGCCAAGATAATTTTGAGGGCTGAGAACATTAGGTATGTTGAGATTGACGTTGAGTCAAACCCTGCACTGCTTAGTGATCTGCCAGAAAACTCACGCCAGACGCCGCAAATCTTTATTGATGGCCAGCACGTTGGCGGCTTGGCCGGTCTACACGCAGCACTTACAAAGACAAAAAATGCCACGCCCAAAACCACCTGAACCCCTACTAGGACGACAAATCAGAATGTCTGACAGACATTGGATGATCCTGCAAGAACTTGGCGGGGCTGAATGGCTACGCAAACAGTTGGATAAAAACGCCAAGATGCCAGCCAAGTATTACCGGCTTGAGACGGATGCGCCATCAAAGAAGGAAACAAATGACTGATGACGATGACATTCAAGATTACGTCCGGCCTTGGATTGGGCTAACGGATGAGGAGATAGACCAACTTGGTCTAGGTAATTACCGACAAGTGGTGCGTGAAGTTGAACAAGCCTTAAAGGAGAAGAACACATGAGTTATATCGTGGCATCATTGCCGCCCATGAAATGCTTTGTTAAGAAAGAATTTCTATACAACGATCTAAAAGGCCATGGCGAACTAGAGCCTGCAATCTGGGTCAGCCTTAAAGCCTTGCGCGGCCAAGTGTTCCGCATTGAGTCGCTGTTGCCCGCGTATGGCGCCCTCTACGACAAGCTGCCGATCCACGCCTACGTCTGGCACAAAGACGCTGGCAATCTGCCAATTGACACGCTTCAGTTGTGGGACTGCATGGGCTACCGCTTTACGGTCATTGAGAAGATCGGCCTGCGTAACCTAGGCGTCAAGTTTCTTGGCAAAGACAAAGAGTGGCACTTTGGGCGCTACTTGTTCACAGTAGACTTCTGCGCCGAAGGCATGGACTTAGACACGGGGTTTACCGAGCAGGCCGAGGAACACAAGTCGTTTAACTGGATTGCGCTAGACAACGGCCAGTTTGCCTGCCAGCCAAACAACCGATGCCTGTGGTATGACCAAAGCCTGATACCAAATGAGACAAAGTTTCCTGATTTCCAAGCGGCGCAGCGCTTGTGGACAGTAGATGGCACGCGCAAATGGTCTGCTGGTGATGATTGGTTCTACGACATCAAGGAGAGAGCGTGAGTAACAAACCAGACTTTGCAACATGGAGCCAGGTTAACTTGGCCAAGTTTGCTGACGAGGCTTACACCAAGTTATGTGAACAGGACGACATAATTCAGCACCTACAGTGTGACCTTAAAACGGCCATTGAGGCTTACCGAACCCTGTCTAAGCAAATGCCCGAGTCCCAGCCTTGTCAATAATCAGGGCTTGTTTGCGAGGTGATCCAGTAACTTGGTTGGGGATGCTAATGTGTGTCCACCGATCAAACTCGCGGATCACCTGATCAAACCCAAGGTCTGAGGCAATAATGGCACGCACCACTTGATCTGGCGTCATGCCTGGCACACGGATGTCGGCGGCGCAACCAACGCGATGCTGACTGGTGTCTTTGCTGCCTACCGCATCGTTAACCGCTTTACTGCGGAAAGCACTGTTGACCATAATTGGCTTACCGCCAAGTAAGGTTTTGACTGCTTCAAGGAACTCAGCCAGTCTTTGAATGTTTGCTTGTTCAGTTTCATTTGGGGTGTTGTCCAATGTTCGGTGGTCTGTATGTGTCAGTTCTTCTAAAGTAAAGTGTTCAGTCAAGTTCATTTCACTGACCCTGCTTTTGAAAGTAAATCGGTCTTGGCTTGTGATCCTGCGCTAGAGCCAAAATAATAAGCAATGATGCCAGTCCACGCTGTGCCTAAACTGCCAAGCATCATCAAGATTGCAGGGTTACTGCTGTCAATTTGGTTAAAGAACATCATCACCATGATGCCAAAGAAACCGATGGTTACAGCGCCAGCCAAAATGGGAGGCATCAGGCTGCGGGTGGTGGCCTGCATTTCCCGCGCTGACTTCCTGTCCTCGACCTCTAGCTTTTCAAAGTTAAGGCCAAGTTCTTGCGCTTGCTTCTGTAACTCAATCTCAGCAATTTTGACTTGAGCAATCTGCTCTGCTGACAACTTGTTGTTGGAGATCAAGTCGCCCACTTTGTCGGGGTCAACGCCAATAGCCTTGGAGATGGCAGACACCGCCATGCCAGCCAGTGGGCCACCCATAGCGGTTGCAATCGTGGGTGCAATTTGTTTAAGCCAATCCATTATTGTTTGCTCCTTGAAAGCATAGTTGCTGCAATTTCCATCATGGTTTTTGTTACCTGAATGTCGGCGGGTTCATTATCCCACCCCACAGTAATCTGGCCTACAAATCTGTTTGGGTCTGGTGGAATGCTAATTCTGCAAGTGTAGGCAACCCCCTTGGCTATGTACCACAAACCCATTTCAGATTGCGCTGACTTGTATTCCCCGCAAGGTATCTCACTAGCCATCAGCTTAACCACATCTGCATTGTTGGCTGCGTTTTGGGTAAACAAACCTACATCAAGCCCATCGTTGGTTTTGTCTCGACCTTCTTTGGTGTAAGCGCGGTACAACACTCTGGTTCCAAACATGGGGTTTACTTTAAACACAGCAACAATGGTAGCGTTGGTGGTTTTAAATAAGTGAGCAGCAGCATCTTCTACCCTGTCCTCGACAATGCTTGGCATCTTCTTAGACTCTTTGTACGCACCCATCAGCAGTTCTTGGTTCTGCCAAACAAAGTACCCAGAGAACGCAAACACCGCCATGAGTATCAGCGCGAACAGCTTGAACGGGCTATCCACATAGGACAGCACCTTGCTTAGTATGTCTGCTGGCTTTTCGTCACTCATCCTAGTCCAATCATTCCAAGTAGTTTGTTCACAATCTTGTCCGACAAGTTATCAGGCAGGAACTGGAGAAACCCAAGTACCCACCAAGCAATGCACAACCGCACAAAGACTTTAAGGAAAAGGTCAAATTGCTTTTGGTACTCATTCACCGCCCACACCTTGATCTAGCACACAGATCAGAGACTTCATTAATACCCCAACCAATAGCACCAATAAACATCACAATAATAACAATAGCAACTGCCCACTGCATCTGTTCGGCTTCGGCTTCTTTGCGCTTTTTCTCTTCAGCGTGTAAGGCCGCCATTTCTTTGGCATCATCCCTGTCCATTTCAGCTTGACGGGCCTTGGTTGCATTCCATACGTCTATGCGCCCAGCTTGCATAAAAAGCATCTTTAACTGCTCTTCAAATCGTTTGGCTTCATCCAAAGCCATCTCAATTTGCAGGGCCGCACCAAGGTTAGACTTACCACCTGTACGTTTGGCGTGAAGCATGGCCTTGGTAGCGGTGCTCTTTGCATCAAAAAGCTTGGCAATTGACGGCGTTAGACCTGCCAGATCACTAGCGACTTTACTAGCCTTTTTAACGACACTGATTGCAGTTTGCAATCCTTCTAGCGCCGTGATCGGATCAATCATTTCCGTACAACCTTTTCCCACTGTAGGCAAACAACTTTGCGGTTATAAACATCACCCGTCCACGCCCACCGCACACAGCGGTATTCAGTTGAGGCCGCTTGCGATAGTAGTAAAACAACCGCAAGTGCCCATTTCATTTGTCTACTTTATTGTCCAGTTTGTCAAAAATCTTGCCAAGCATTTCTTTGACTTCACGCATGTCAGCGCGATAGTCATCGCGGGTGACGTAGTTCAAAGGCATTGCCCGAACGTCGGTGTCTAGGCGCTCCAAGGAACGGTAGATGTTGTTTAGCACCCAACCACCTAAGAACCCCGCCAAACTCACCGCGATGTTAAATAAAACTTGGGTATCCATTACTTTTTACCCGTTCCACGAATTTCTATGCGGAAAGGTTCGTTTAAAGCGTTTTTGTTTGCACCCTTTGGCGCCAACTGGTTGGGTTGCTTCAAAGATTCTTGAAGTTGTTTTTTGTATTGCATTCCACGCGCAAACTCGGCAGCCGTTTGAGTGCCAGGAATTTTAAATGGTAAATTTTGCAAGGCTTCAAGACCACGCAAGACAGCGCCAGCCGTGTTAGGGTAGTTAACCGCGCCTGGCTCTTTGACCATCACATCGCTGATACTTTGCTTTAAATCAAGAAGTTTGTCTCTGCCAGGCTTGCCAAACATATAACTAAGTTTGTCTTCTCGATCAAGCTGAGTAACAAAATTATTAAAATTATTTAAACGAATATCGTCTGTGTCATTACCTTTTTTAAGCAACAAATCTTTCATTTGTTGTAAGGTAAAGGCAGTCAATTCTTTGTAAGCCTGTTGACCTTCTTTGCCGCCTTTTTTAAGCAAATCAGTGACGGTTTTCATTTCTTCTAATGAACCATCAATAACAATATGTTTATAAACATCATCAAGCGCTACTTGACGATCTTTGTATCCAGCTTTTGTGCCAAGCAATTTGTCAACACGATAAACATCTTCAAAATCTTTTGCCAATTGCGTTCTGGCTTGACGAGCTTCTTGATATAACTTACCACCAGCGCCAGCGCTAATTTGATCAATTAAATCTTTTAATGGCCTTGCACTTGGAGAATCTTTAGCTGTACCAATTACTTGATAAATATCGTCCAAATTACGAATTGAAATAGTCCCAGTTTTTTGTGGGTCATTCATGGCTAACAATTCAGCCACATCATTTAAAATTGGATCTAATTTTTCGCGGCGTGTAGGACTTTTTGTTCCAATGTAATCAAGCAAATTTTGATAAGGAACTTGTTCTAAAGTTTCGCCAGCATTATCTGCTTTGGCATATTTTGCTTTGTAATCATCAAATTTTTTGGTATATAAATTAACCATGGTTTTATCAACCAAAGTACCAAGTGCGCGAGGGTTACTGCGATCAAAAGCCAACCCTTCTTCTCCAACAACTTGATTTGTCATGCGTTCAAATTGATTCAAAATATCTTCTTTTTGACCAACTTTAAACGCACCATATTCTCTGCCCAATTTAGCTTTAACATCTTCAGAAACGCCAGGCAAGGCGCCACGTTGAACGTCTGACTCAAACTGTTGTTTTTGTAAATTCTTTTCACGCTCACCAGCTGTAGCACGAATACCAAATTGCTCCAACCGTTGCTGACGCATCAAATCTTCAGCGGTATTGGCAGCACCCATGCCTGGCATAACAGGTTGTTCGCGTGTCATTGCTTTGGCCAAAGCATTTTGAACTGGTGTAACCACTTGGCTTACAACAGGACGAGCCATTGCACCGGCTTGCATCAAGGTTGCAGGCGCCAAAGCGTTAAGCGATGTACCAACTGTGCCAAGTGTTGGTGGCAAAGCGCCTGTAATTGGTTGCAAGAACTCACCAACAGCGCCCAAGGCTTTTCTGGCCGTCTGTGTGCGGGGCTGATACATAACAGACTTAGCCGCCTGTTCGCCAGCGCGAATACCTTCTTGAGTGCCATATTTGCCACTTGCCAAAGTGCCAGCAATACCAACAATAGGTGCAATAGCACCGCCGGCCAAGGTAGCGCCAAGCGCCAATGGAGTTTCAATCACACCCATGATGCGGTCACGCATAGAAATTTCAGGCGCTACGGGAGGGGCAATGCCAAACTTTACGCGAATGGCTTGCTGGGTTTCTAAATTTGCACCAGTAAAGTTTTTATCATTTGCAGAAAACTTGTCAAAGATGGCCGCCTTAGTTTCTGCATTTGCATTGACATAATTTGGATCATCTAAAATTGAAGATAAATTGGCCATATTTGTCCCTTACCTTGGCTGGCTTAACAAAGGATTTGATAAATCTACCCCAGTTCCACCGCCTGGCAATCCTTCAAGCGCTTTTCTTGATGCTTTAGGAACACGGCCATAAGTAGTTTCAAGATTAATTGTGCTGCGTTTCAACATGTCTTCAATGACTTTGGTTTGTTCATTAAAACCTTGTTTGGTTGTAAACTTTCCAGACCACGAAGCAGGGTTAGTTATTTGCGACTCAATAATTGACATATCAGGGCCAGTCAATGCGCCAAGGGTGTACAAGTCTTTAACGCCCATTAACAGTGCCGTGTACTTTGATGTCATGGCGGCTGTGTCTGCACCAGATGGTAGAAATTTAGCGCCTGTAAATAAATTTTTGTTGACTTCATCTTTAAAGTCTTTAAGTGAACCAGCAAGACCCGCCAATTGCAAATCAGTGTCATTAAATTTAACAGGCGCTTCTTTCTTGCTTCCCACTGGTTGACCAGCCACGCGCATACCATCTACAGACGGTCTAGGCATGGCAGCAGGCGCCGCAGTTTGGTCAAGCACACTGGTCATGCCAGGGATGGCCGGCATGCGTTGACCAGGCAATGCAGCTGGTGGCTGACGCATCATGCTTGCGCCTGGTGCGGCTGCGGGTGCAGCTTGGAAGCCAGTTGGGCCGTACACCACAGGAGTGGCCACGCCAGTTCTAAGGTTGACCGCTAACAAACCACTTGGATCTTCTTGGATTGACAAGCCAGGATTAGCTTGCTCAAACGCAAACTTTTCACGCGCTAAACCAAGCTGGCCTTGAGCAGTTCTTTCGCCAAATGTTGGCGTTTTAGCTATAGTCCCGCCAACAATTGGCATACCGTAACCCGCCATCGCAGGATTGTCTTGAATGGTTTGAATCACACCGCCAATGTCCCGATCGCGTGTTTTTGGCAACATAAAACCAAGTTTGTCTTTGGCGTCCAAAATACCCATAACTTTTTGAACTCTGTATTGTTGATACTGTTCGGGGGTCATGTTTTGAAGTTGTTGAATTTCGGCAGTAACCGATTTCATATCAAACACGCCATTTTTGGCACCTTTGGTCAACTCAGATATTGCTGCTTGTGGGGTTGAAGCCGATCCGACTGCGTTCCAAGCAAACTTTAATTTTTTGTCTTGCAAGTCAAATTGATTTTTTTCAATTTCACCTTGGGTTTTTTTGACGGCAAGCGCAGCAGCTTCAATTTCTCGGCGTGTTTTTTCAATGCCTGGAATTTGTGCCCCGCCACCGCCTTTTGCCAAAAGACCGGTCAATTTGTTGTAATTGATTGTGCCGGTATTAGGATCAATAGATTGGCTATAAGCATCAGCTAACACATTTTGCGTTGCTTCTGCGCGTTGAGCAGAGCCAAGTTGATACTGCGCTAATTGATTTTGATTTTGCGCGTTTTGAATAGCCGCAATCTGGCCATACTGCGCCAAAGGATTGGCTATTTCTATTGGGCGAACGCCAAGAGAAATGTTTGGATCAAGTGCCATGTTTATTCCTTATCCGTATATTTGTCGTTCAAGGTCTGCATTGGATGGGCTGTTGCCACGATTTTGCAATGCGTTAAGCAACGCATTGCCTTGGGTGTAGTTTAAATAAGTACCCACACCACCAGTAAAAGCGTTAGCCATACCCACTTGACCAGCCGCTTGTGCTGCGCCAGCGCTGGTCATTAAATTGCCTACGTTTGTGCCGTATGACCCTAACGCATTACCAGCACTAGTTGCGTAGTTTTGACCAGCTTGGCCAACTAAATTAGTAGAAGTTTGACCGATACCAGACAACGCTGCTTGACGGTTATACAACTGGTTCTCACGCGCCACGTCAGTGTTGTAGCCAGTTAAAGCGCGGTTGTATGCGTTGCCAAATTCTTGAGACGCTGACTCTTGCGCGTAGTCTTGCATTCCTTTAAGCGTTTGTCCAGACACTAAACCACCTCTTGCGCGTGCTTTAGATGCCAGCGCTTTACGGCCTTCAGCTAAACGGAACGCATAGCCGGGATCAGCGGTGTAATCACCCGCGCCAAATTTAAACGCGCCAGGCACATTGCCAGCGGTGCGTTGCATTTCAGCTAATGCGTTATAACCAGCCGTACGATAAGGCGCTTGATCAGCACGCGTTTTCTCATACATTTCGCGTTGCAACGCAACTTGTTGATCAGAAATTTCTTTCTGCACCTCAGACGCTTGCGCCACCGCGCCCGCTTGTGTTTTAGAAGCGCTTCTTGATGAGGCCGCGCCTAATAAGGCGCCGCCAATAATTGCCGTTGCTGTTCCTATTGCCATGACGTTACCTCTTTAATGAATGTGCGCTCCATTGGCTTGAACCCAGCGCGAATGTAAAGATTTTCCATCTTTTTTGCCCGATTGTCTTCTAACGCAACCATAAATAATGCGGCTGCTTCTTTGTCTTTTGCCCATTGTTCAATTTGTTTGAACATTTGACCGCCAGCGCCGCTTCCCCGTGATGCTGGAGTTAGCCACCACCACAACTCTTGCACAACAAGCGCCGAAGGGTTGAAGTAAAGCGGGTATACAAGAGCGCCGCATACACCAACAATTTCATCTTCAATTTCTGCAAGCCAAATACCAATACTATCGTTTTGTAGTGATGACAAGTAAAACTGTGAATATCCAGGCACATCAAACCCAATCGACCCGTGCATTGGGGACGCAGCATGAAACGCCTGCGCTAATATCAGATATTGAGGCAGATCAGACTCAAGGGCTTTGCGAACAAGCATTAGGTTACCTCGCGCCTAAAAACATAGCTGTTGATTGTACTGATAAATTCATCATTACCCCAGTAGCAGAATGTTGTTCGGGATGTACTGCGTCATCAACCAATTAGTGCCGTCAGACACAAGTGTCGCAGAATCTCCAGAACTTGCCAAGAGAATTGACGTAGCCGCCGAGCCGCCAGCCAAGGGCACTACGTTGCTAGACGCAGACACCAAAGTCTGCGCTTGGTAGTTCTGAAAGTACAAAACGCGCCCAGACCATAACGCCGCAGCAGGCAACGTGGCCGTGCAAGTTGAGCCTGTCTTGTTGTTGATTAGCCAAACTTCAGTATCAGCAACCGTAAAGTTAGCCGTTTTGGTAACAGGCGCAGATGGCGCGCTAGTTGTTGCAGCCAGCGTGCCTGCGGCAAAAGACAGGCCAGAACCAACGGTGACGTTGCTAAAGCCACCAGAGCCGTTGCCGTACAGGATCGAAGTCCCACTGGTGGCTGGCGCGTAGTCCGTGCCCGACGTAGCGGCAGAAATTGCCGTACCGTTGCCTTTAAGGATGCCAGTGATGCTGGTCGATAGCGTCAGTGCAGGCGTTGCCCCGCCGCTTGACGTACCGGCAAGACCATTGGCCGACGCAACTGAGACAGCCGTGACGTAAGTGCCTGCGGGCTGTTTGCTGTTAAATGTGTTCCAGTCGGTTGACGTCAGGTAGCCGTTAGTCGATGTATTGGCCGCAGCCATCGAGATGGCCGGTGTTACACCGCCGCTAGACACAACTGGCGCAGTGCCGGTGACCGAGGTGACGTAAGTGCCTGCTACTTGAGCGCCGACGGTGTTGTATGAGATTGTTCGGGCAACAGAGCCGTCAAAAGTCGTGCCAGATGCCGCGCCTGCGCCGCCATTGTTAAAAGTTACCGCATTGGCAACACTGCCTACGCCGGTGACGGTGCTTGGCGCGGCGTGCTGCCAGTAACCGCCAGACGTATATTGCAGAAGGTCACTGGTTGCCGCGCTACTGCTTTCAACGTCATTTAAATCGTCAAGTTGTATGCCGATTCGTGGCCTGACAAAAATTGAACCGTTGGACGCCGCGTAAACAACTGCCGCCACTTGGATCTTTGCCGCTGGCGCTGCTGGCTCAGTGTCCGTCAAACCACCAGCCACCGCAGGGTTGTAATACAGTATCTGGCCATCTACCCATGCTTCGGCGCCGCCTGTAGTATTGATGCCACGCACGATACCAAAGCTGGTGATGTAAATCCAATCGTTAAGTGCGCCGCTTTCGGTGGCAACGCCCATGAACAAATACGCCGTTGATTTGGTCAAACCGCTTGCTGGTGCGGCAGTCAGACCACCGCTTGCACCGACTGTGCCAGTAAGCATGACGCCTTGGCCTTCAGTAATTGCCGCCGAACACTTGACCCGATAATATATTTCTTCGCCAATTTGCTGGATAGCGTTGCCGCCTTCCATGACAAGGCTTAAAGTCTGCGCGTTGTCTGCGTTGTCCCAATACAAAGTGCCTTGGGCCGTTGGCAAGGTTGCTGGCGTAATGTCAAACTCAACAGCATTAAGGCTGGTATTGCCATTGTCATCAATGATGACAGTGCTATTTTGAATCAGCTTGCCAGTTGTTAAGTCAAACCTAGCAACAGCGTTATCGGTAGCACTTGCAGGGCCAACAACATCGCCATTAGTTGCCGGTGCGGCCCATGTAGGCGCGCTGCCAGTGGTGGCTGTCAGTATTTGACCAGTCGTGCCTGCCGCAGTAAACGCATAGGCCGTACCTGTACCATAAGACACCCCGTAAGCCGTAGGTGTATCCGTGCTGTTTGTGCCGCCATTGGCGATGGGTAGAACGCCGTCTACATGGGTTGTAAGGCCGATCTTGCCCCACGATGGCGCTGTGTCTACGCCACCTGAGATTAGCGCGTTCCCAGTCGCCACATCAGCAAGTTTAGCTAAAGTGGTTGTAGTGTCTGCATACAACAAGTCGCCTACAGCATAAGATGCAAAGCCTGTGCCGCCATTTGCAGCAATCAATGTGCCGTCCAACACCACCACGCCCACGGCAGCGGCCACTGGCGTTAGGCCAGTTGTGCCGCCAGAGAAGGACAGCACGCCATCATTGGCTACGGTAATTGTGCCCGAACCGTTGGCCACCGATATGCCTGAACCAGCACCAAGAGTGTTAAGGGTATACCCTGTACCGTTGCCAATAAGCAACTGCCCATCAGTAGGGATTGTGCCCAAACCCGTACCGCCGCCAGTAACTGAAATAAAGCCTGTACCTGACCCCGTAATTGTGTACAGGTTGTACAAAAACAAGTACCACTCACGCGCAATTCTTCCGTCTTTATCTAAGAAATTAACCCGTGGCGCGGTGATTTGGTTGTTAACTGCCATTATGCGTTTGTGCCAGAAAGCAGAAGTTCAGCGCCCATGATGTCAATTTTGACTGGATCAGTACCTGAGATCTCATAAACCCGATCACGTAACTTCAAAGTCATGCCCAAACGCCGCCAAAATACTCGACGATAGTATTGGCCAACCTTACCCATGGACGCCCAATGCTCGTTTGACCAAGTGTGGCCACCATCGTCTGAAAAGCGCAGCATGACTTGTGGGTCGGCGCCTTGAGTGATAACTACTGAGCCAATTAAAAAATCACCGCTTTCGGTAATTAGAAAATTCCCATTCTCAGTTAAAAGATAAAATTCTTCATAGTCTTCAAACACTGTTCCGGTCAAACCTACGCCAGACTGACATTCAAGTTGCAAGCTGTGTTGGGCGGTACGTTTAAGCGTATTTGTGCCTTGTGGCAATGCACGCCATGAGCGCAACCACTTTTGAGGTTGGCTATTGTCAGCGTAAACATCAAGGTCAAACGTGTAGATGTTACCGTTCTCAAAATCGCCCACAATGATGTTGCCACCAAAGTTACATTGGCAGTTGCTGCGGTGACGGGTAAACACGCCGTTTTCCCAGCCTGCACGCTCATGCCAGGCTTGCGTAGCCACGTCGTAAACCCAAGTAGCATTGGCCGATGGAAAAGTTAGCACATAAAAGGAATGGCCTTCTTGCTGATATGTATAGGCCAGCGCGTCTGCAAGATTGCCGTATTGTGCAATAGCGTACTCAATAGCATGCGTAGACACGCGCGCGGCGCCGTAGCCATTGGCACGGTAAACAATACCTTGACCACGGGCGTCTGTGCCTAGCCAAAACAAAGTGTTGTCTAGTTTGGCAATAGAAAAAGTGGCCACGCAGCCTATTTCGTTAAATGCGCCTTGAATGGGTGACAGTGGAAAGTTAGCCAAACCGGCGTTGTACCAAACCTCAGTCGAGTCAGTACCAAACACCCACAGTTGGCGGTGATCCACGTTGATGGCCACCACACCGTCGGGCGATCCATCAGCACTAGAAAAGGTCAAGGGGTCAAACACCAACGGGTAAATGTAGTCGCCGTTGGCGGGGTTAATTGTGTCCACGCTCCAGATGCGCTGGCTGTTAGGTTCATTAAAAATGAACTGAGTGTCCAGATAGCCCACAGTCACAGCGCCTGGGAAGTTGACGTCCGTAATTTGATCAAACTCGCCTGTGGGTTCGTAGTAGGTGTAGCTAGGGCCATTGCAGGCAAAAAACATTACCCCACCATTGTCAGCAATTGACACGGGGCCAGTACCTGATACATCACCAATTTTGGATGGGACAGCCGTCAAGCTATTTAATTTATAAACTTCAGTGCCTGACACAACATAAAAGTCTGCGCCATTGGTCTGGTGTGCCCACAATGCACGAATGGGGCCAGTGCCAATAGACTGAAGAAATTTTAAACCGGGGGCGCGGTTTAGGAAAGCCGGTTCTGTGCCACCTTCAGGAACAATCTCGGGAAAAAGATTGATCATTCTGGCATCCGCAGCGTTTACGCTGCGTGCCACATAGGCCGAGCCAAGAATAGGCGTTTTCATTAGTAGTTACCGGCATAGATGTTGAAACGCTGGCGGTTGGCCACCAATGCGTAAGGCAGTGCCATCACATCATCAGGGTTGTTGATGCGTTTCAAGTCACGCTTAGAAGTCATGGCGATGCGTTGCACTTGGGGGCTTGGCTCAACGCCAAACTCAGGCGCGATCTCCATGGCCAAGTTGTATGTAAACGCACGCAAATAGCCTGGTGGGTAATACATGACCGTAGCCAAATCGGCAGGCTCATCAAGTTTTTCCACCGACACAAAGTGAAACTCCAAGTCCTGCGTTGGCCTTGGATAGACGTACATCTCAATGTCAGGAAACGTCATGTTGACCCACATAACTTGTGGGTAAGTGGACGTCACGGTCTTAACAGCAATACCGTTGTACTGCTGTTGATTGATAAACTTGATGCCATACGACACGCCGCTAGGCGCTCTGAAGTATGTAGAGTCGTCAAGCAAAACGGGGCGAAGACCTACAAAGTCACCAGTTGGACCAAGGGTTCGACTAATAAGACTTGCAGGCCATGTAAAGACTTGATCTTGGGTAGCAAATACTGACAGACGCTCTGTATTCCACGAATCAATCATTTGATTCATGGCCATCAAGGAATCTTGAGATACTGATGCAGAGGGCGTTTCACCTTCAGCAAGCACGCCAAGGAGCCGAAGCGCCCGATTGATTTGTTCGCCAGCGGTGTACGTTGTCATGCTTAGACCTCTTCAGTAGTCACTTTTCTACGGCGCTTAACTTCCAGCACGTTTACAGGAGCCGCTTCAGATTCAGAAGACGTGTCTGGATTGTAGCGTGTCCAGCCATTTTTTTCATCAGCTTCTGCTTCTAAATCCATGGTTGCCACTTTGGCGCCATGAACAGGGTGAGAAAGGTAAATTATCATATTAAAAATGGGGGTAATTAGCCCCCATTTAATTTAAGACAACAAGCCAAGAGCCTGAAGTTTAGTTTCCAATTGTGCTACTCGGGTTTGCAAGTTTGCAACTACCGACAGCACTGAGTTACCCTCATCTTTGGTAACAAAACCAAAGGGGGTTGTTTGAGTCAAGTCTTGAATTGCATAGTCCGGTGTACCGGGTGCAGTAGACGTGATTGTAGTTAAGGCAGTAGTGTTAGCCGCAGGCTTAGTTGTCGGAGTAGTACCAAAGAACCCCGCAGTGCCACCTGTTGCGCCCATAACAGCGCCGTCAAGGGCTGGATCGCTAAAAGCAACGCCAACTGATTTTGTATTAGGCATAATTGTTCCTTTAAAAATGAGGGCCGAAGCCCCCATTTAGGTTTAAGACACGCGGTAAATTGAATACGCTGCGTCACCTGTTTTGCGGAAACGGAACGTGCCAGATGTGTTGCTGGTTTTAGTCAGCGAATCTTGGATCGTGTCGTTACCAACAAGGGTGTTGCCCGTGCCAGCGGTGAAAACTACGTCATTTGCTGCATTGTCACCAATGTTGATAAACGAGCAATCAAATGTCGAGCCAACTTTAAGGCTAGAGAACGCAGCGTCAAGCAATGCGCCTGTTGGGAACACATAAGCGCCAGCATCTGTGCCGCCTGAGTCCATAGTACACACACCAGCAGCCAAGTTGTCTGCGGTGATAGTGACAGCCGCGCCAGTCAATGCAACGGGTGCGCTAGTGTTATAAAAACTGATTTCGCCAAGATTGCCGTCACCGACTTGGTAACCGCTTGCGCCGTTAGGTAATGCCATGATAATTTCCTTTAAAAGATGTTACAAAATGAAACCCCCGAAGGGGTATTCAGATTAGCCCCAGATGCGGCAGGCCATTTGTGGACGAATTGTGTTGAAACCGTACAAAACGTCAATACGGCAAGGCATACGGTCATTGTTAATATCGTACTGACGCACGATACGCAAAGAAATGCCGTTATGGACTGCGCGCGCAGCCATGTCAACACCTTGGGGCAACAGCAAGTCAGCAGTTGCAAAGGTGATGGCATCCTTGTGATAGACCAAGTTCTGAGCGTACTGAGTAGATGCAGCGCCGACAAAGGTCACAGTCGCACCAGTCGCAGGCAACACATCCACAGTAGCCAGTGCGTTTGCAGCGGAGTACATAGGAGCCACAGTCACAGTCCAAGTGCCGGATGAAGCGGTTGCATCAGCCAAAGCAACGAACTGGAACAACGAACCAGTGGATTCACGGGTTTGTGGGTTGACAGCATTGCAAGCACTGATTGTGAACACGTCACCAGCTTTGATGGTTGTGGACACAGAGCCTTGCTCCAACAAAATGGAAGTTGCACCTTCGGCAGTGACGCCTGGGGTCTTAACCAATGTAGAAGCTGATGCACTGCGTGAACCAGTGGTGTGCTGTTTGATTGACTGAGACATGTTGATCTCATCAAAGCCCAACACGCCAGTGCCCATCATGCCGTTCTTGAATTGCTTGCTGATTGTGTCTGTAGGATTGAACAGACCTTTCATGCCTTCAACCAAGCCAGCGTTAGCAGCAGGGTTCACGGTAGCGTAACGTGGGGACATCACGGCTGCGTTCTCGTTCAGCTTCTGCTGGGCTTGGAGCAAGACCAAAGAAGTAGAAGGAGTGGTGCCAGGAGTACCAACGGTGTTACCGATGGTTTTGTACGCATTTGCCACGTCTGCATCAATAGAAGATGCCAACTGGCTGATACGAGGCTTCAACACACGCTCAGCGAAGTCATCCAATTGCATTGTCAATTCAGCAGATGTGAAGTTGACACCGATGTGCTTTTGGCTGGCAACGGTCAAAGTGGTGAACTGTTCGTTGTCGTCCTGAACTTGCAGGGCGGCGCCGTCAGTTACCAAAGCGCGGTCAGGTAAACGGATACGGAGGGTTGAACCAATCTTAGCACCTTCAACAGCAAAGCTGTCGTCGTACTGGCGGTTCACGTTACGGGTGATCACAAGGTTGTTCTCGAGGATTTCGAGAGATTTTCTTGTGATCATGTCGATCGTCAGAATACTGTTTGACATTTTAAAAGTCCTTTAAAAAAAATTAGCGGTTCTGCGCTTCCCACTTTTTCACTTGTCGTTTGCGCTCGGCTTCAATCCATTCTGATGCACTCATGGACTTGGTAGACCGAGGATCAGTTGTATCATAGGCCGACACTCCAGCGGAGCGTGCGGTAACAGGTGAAATCGGCGCTGGCGCAGATGTCGTTTTTCTAACTGGGGGCGCTGAAACCAATTTGGCCTCAATTTTCCCAATTTCCTTCGCCTGGCTGAGTGGCGACATGCGTGAGATTCGATCTGCTTCTTTTGGATTAGAGCCGAGATAGTACGCTAACTCAGGCCCCACGTCCGAAGACTGGATCGTTTCTGCCATCACGTTTGTGATCGGAAGTTTAGGGTTGTAAGCGACTTGTTCAAAGTCGTCGTACTTAGTCCTAGCTTCTTCTTCCAAGTCGTGATAACTCTCAAGAACTTGCGATTGCTGCTTGGCCGCTTCACGTTTGGCGATCAGTTCTTCAGCTTTTTGATACGCCAATGCTTCCGCATAGGCTTCAGGGCTTTCAAACTGGTCAACGGATGCTGACGGGGCGGCTTTCACGATTTGCGTTTCCGCAGACCGATTAGCTTGTTCTCTTTCCCACTTACGTTGCTCTCTTGCGAGGCGTTTGCCAATAGCAGCGTCAAGTTCCTCTTGCGAGAATGTCTTGGCAGGCTGTGTCTCAGCTACTTCCGGCGTACTTTCAACAACTTCAGGTGTGGCCGTCACATCCGTGGTTGGCGCGGAGTCTACTTCCGCTAGGGCTTGGACTTCTTCAGTCATGTTTTCTGAATCCTAAGATTCCTCGGTCTACTGGGCCGATACAGTTTTTTCAATCTTACACCCATTAAACGCTCCAAGGCAAGGGAGTATTTGCTGGGCTAACAGGTGATGTAATCATAATATTTTTTTAGCAAGCCATCAGTACACAAGGCACACAATATGATCCATCGTCATAGGTGCAAGTAATATGGGTTGAGGTTACTTTCGCAATGGTCTTAGAGCGCACAATGTCATCGCCTTGTGGCTTGGCAGTGCCATCACCAGCAGACATGAGCAAGTCACCACGAACAACAGTTACACCTTGGGCAATACGAATAATCATATCCCCCGTCATAGCCATGTTAATTTCGTCAACATTGTGTTGCTCATCATGTGTCCAATTGACAAACACACCAGCAACATTGGAATCGCCTTCAACATCAGACACTTTGACTTTGTTAAGTTGTTCGTTAGCAACAGGGTTGCCTTCAGCGTCTGTGTAGGTATTCATCTCATCAAGGTTAGATAGCACAGTACCCTTGACCAGCGACTCGTCTTTGGCTGTTGTGGTTTGTGCCCAACGAGACAAGTGACCACCATTGTAGGAAACAGTTGTACCTGATACCGAAATCGTGCCTTCTTCTGTTCCAGCTTGACGAAGTGAAACAAGAGTGCCATCACTTGTAAGTCGGTTTATAACTAGCGGTGCTTGTCCGTCAGCAACTAAAAGAGCAGCATTAGAACCACCAACGCCGTTTTGAAGTTCAGCGCCAGCGGAAGAACTAGAGCTTGCTGTTTTCCCCACCAGCAAGTTACCGCTGGAGTCGAGGCGCATGCGTTCGGCAAATGTGCCTGTGTTTCGTGTGCTAAAAGCAATTGCACCGCTTTCGCTTCCGTTTGTGACGTTAGTAGAAATGCCAGAGATACGGCTATAAGTTGTTTTTTGCGCTGCGCTATCTGTACCAATAAAGTTAATCAAACTAGTGACATCATTATTAGCAGGGCTTGCAGAGTTGTGAAATAAATTAACTTGAGCACCGCTTGCTCCAGCATCCGTGGCAATAAACTCGGCAACATCTGTTGCGGCTGTCACTTCAAACTTAGCAGTTCCAGTTGTTGCTCCGATAAATACATTACCGCTAGCCAACAGAGTAGTAAACGATCCAGCATATGCACCAGCACCAGTAATGTCCGCAACGGTGGTTTTTACTGTTGCGCCGCTTTGCACAATGGGCAATACTTCAGTCCCCGCCAATGGCGTCGATGCGGCGGCTAGTTCGGATATTTTGACGTTTGCCATGCTTTAGCTCCTGTTTATGTCGTCGTAAGTGCCGATCAAAACATCAGCGCTAGTCTTTAGCACCATCTTGTACGCGACACCAGTTGTTAACCAAATCTCACCACTGGCCACACGGCCAGCAGCATTAAATACGATTGGGTTTGGATGCTGAGTTGTGCCTGCAAAAGATTGATATGTAACCTCTGGCGTAGTTGTACCGGCAAGGTATGTGAACAGTTTGCCGCCAGAAAGAGGCACACCGCTGTCATCGAAAAATTGGGCCGCTGCCCCACCCAATTCTGAAAGATTAACGGCCATGATTAACCTTTATTCGTATGCAACTGTGAACGCTGCGGAACTGCCGCCTAGAACAATGTACAAACCTTTGTTGAAGTACAAACCGGCTGGAATGTTGACATAAGTCGTGCTTGCTGAAACAGTGAACACGTCAACAATCTTAGGGTCGTCAGTGCTTGACTTGCCAGAATCATAAATTGTCAAAGTGCCGCTTGAAGATGCTGACACAAAGATGCCGAACAGCTTGCCAGCACCAACTTTAACTTGTGTGGTTGCTGCGGTTTGGGTGTAATTAGCCATGATGCTTCCTTATGCCAAGAATTTGAGCTTATAAAGGGTTCTTAGATAAATCTCAACGATATTATCTATCAATTGTTGCAGTGATGAATCAGATTTATCACATACATCGTAACGAGCGCCTTCAATTTCAGCAAGTGAATCTTGCAAAAACTCAATGACGTTAGCCGTCTTCTTGGCCGAATTCAAGGTAATTGGGCCAATCAGACCGTACCGGCCTTGGTAGGCTTCGGCAAAGTCGTCAGCCGCGCCAATGATGCGGTTATAAAAGATATTGAGCGCTTCGTGCTTGCTAAAGCTGCGGGTGTTCAAATGCACGGAATGTGCGACATCCCGCGCCAAGAACAGCAAGCCTAAAAATTCATTTGCTTTCATTGTGGCATTCCTTGTGGAGGCATCATTTGTTCTGGTGGCATTTCTTGCTGCGGAGGCATCATCTCCATGGGCATGGATTCCTCGCGCATATCAGGCATTTGGTTGACTGTGTTTTGCGACTCCATGGCCGCAGCAACAACACCCATGGCAATGTCTTGGATCTGTTCTTCGGTCATACCGGCCTGCACAGCGGCAATCCGCTTAGTTTCGGCGTCATAAAGTTTGATCTGAGCCTCAAAGTCTTTGCGCTCCATGTCCTGCATCTCAATAGACTTGCCGACATTCTCAATCATCTGGTGCATCTGCTCCATCTCAGCGCCCATGGCCTGAATCTGTTGCTGGGCCGCCTGCAATGCTGGGTCTTCGTTGCCGTCTTCCAAGAACTTAGGATCAATGGTCTTGGCAAAGCGCTTGGACATTTCCTGTGCGCCAGGCCAGTCCATGTTCTTGACAAACAAGTCACCGGCAACAGTCCAAAGCTGGGGATTACCCTGTAACAGTTGAGCCATGGCTTCTAGCGCTTCTTGGCGCTTGGTTGCGTAGCCTGGGCCAGTTGTGGCCACCACGTCGTACTTGCCAACGCCGGGGTTGTAGATCTTTTCGATCACAATGCCTTGCTCATTGACAATCTTGTTGACGGGTTGAGGTTGATCAGGGTTGATCTTGACCATCTTAGTCTCGCCGTCTTCACCAATGATGCGGGCAATGCGTTGTGTGTCGTAAATCTTGGGGATCAAGTCCACCAGTTGACGGGCCACATGGCGCACGGCACGGGTCAGGTTGTCACCATAATGGAAAGTACCAACATCACCCTCACGCTGGCGGGCCAGAATGGCTCTGCCAGAGCGTTCGTTGCTTCCCATGCCCAAAGAGGCGTTGTATTGGCCGGTTGTAGACTTGATGTCCTCAGATGCGCCAGCTTTGGCTTGCAATAGACCGCTGGAGGCCATTGGGGGTTGCGCCCGCTGGGGTAGTGGCAAGACTGCGCCTTGGCCGTCTGTAACGTCTGGATTGACTTCCAAATAAGGCCAGTTGTTTGTGTTGGCTGTCTTCCACTTGTCTTCGTAGCCCTCAAACTGGCCACCGTAGCCAATGAACGGAGCCTTGGGGGCCAGTGCCAGCATTTCAGCTTCTTGAGACACCCAGTAGTTGTACATGCGCTGGGCATCTTTGGCGTTACGCACAAGGCCAGAAATGTAGATACGGCCATCAACCTCAAACTCATTACCAACAACACGGATCACGGGGATCCATTTGCCAGCCCACTCTTTTTGTTCAAGGATTTCATATCCGTTGATCTTGCAGTACATCACCCGTGGGCGCTCAGACATGCGTGATTTGACAGGCTTGCCAAACATGTCCTTAAGCATCTTATCTTCAGGCGTGCCTTCAAAGGCCGACTGGTTGCCGGGGTACAAATTCAGCTTGGTTTTGTCGTAGTCAATGTAGTAATAACTAGCAATACGCACTGTTTCTTCACTCAGCCAATTGCTGATTGACTGGTCACCTACGCCGAGGGACTGGAGCGTAGAGATAGGCGCGGCATCTGGATACTGGCGCTCATATTCTGCTTTTGGGAGGTCTTCGGTAATAAAACAATACTTGGCATCCGCACCCGTTGGGTCTTGGATCAATGGATCCATGTAGACCGAGAAGCTGTTGCGAATACGGCCAATTTTGATGTCTTGATCGAATGTGTTTTCGTCACAATACTCGGTCATCAGGGTGATGTAACCCTCGCCGTAAGACACTTGGTTTTCGCAAGCGGTGTCGTATGCCACGTCAGCGTCAGAGATGTACTCAATGTGGCGGATCATGCCGTTGAAAATGTCGGCCACTTCCACATCGGCATTGTCATCGACTGGGATGACCTTGGCGCCTGGGCGGTTCTGACGCATGTCATTCGTCACTTGACGAACGTGCTGCGGCAGTTTGTTAATCGTAAGTGTCGGGCGTGCGTTAATGGTCTGACCCTGCACCGCGCCGCGGGTGGCCAGTACGTCAGCAGGCCACTGCCAGTGATTGTCAGGAGAACCGGCATAAAAACGCAAATCGTCGATCTCATCTTCACGGCTCTCGGCCAGTGCAGAGACAGCCATGTCCAACCGAGCGCGGGCGGTTGTCAGAATGTCTGAATCAGACTTTGGTGGTTTGCCGCCAGCAGCTACGTTAGCGGCTGCGACTATTCCGGTTGGATCATTCATTCCAAAACCCCTAAAATATGAGGCTCACGCATCACGACGTACATCTTGCCGTCTTGTTTAAATTCTTGCCCTACACCAAAGTATACGTGATCTCCAACCTTGATGTCCAAACATTTTGAGCCAACGGCCACCGCAATGCCGGTTTCAGTCTGTGAGTTCAAAGGCAATACAAACAAGGGATGTTTTTCAACATCACGCTCAATGATGACGCAATCTTGCAGTGCTTTCATTTTTTCTTTTTCTCTGCTTCACGCTTAACACTGTAAGCAATTGCCACGGCTTGCTTGACTGGCTTGCCAGCTTTGACTTCAGCCTTGACGTTTTTGCGGAAGGCTTCGGGTGATTTTGATTTGACGAGTGGCATTATTTTTTCTTCGCAGTTTTAGCAGATTCTTTGAACGCCTTGGCGGTCGGTGCGCCTTTGTCGCCAGGCTGGCGCATTTTCTCTTTGCTACCAGCGGCTATGCGCTCACGTTTGGCTGCGATATTTGCATAGAGTCCGGGTTTAGTCGCCATGATTTAACACTTCCATCGTTTAAGAGCCGCTTTAGCGCGTTCGCCATCCTTGGCGTTGGCTGCCACTGCACCCATGCGGGCGCAAAATGAATCCTTGCGGCTCTGATCTGCTTTAGTCTTAGGGTTAGGCGCTGGCGCCTTGAGGTTTGAGCCTGTCGCGGCGTTGTACTTAGCGCGGCCTTTTTCAGTCAAGCCAGCACCTTTGGACACTGGCAGTTTTTCGCCGCGGCCAACGCTAAGAGAGACATTCTTTTTTGTAGCCATCTAACTTCCCATCCATGAAGTTGCAACCGCCGGTCTGTCAGTGTACTTGCGGCTTGTTTCCCTCGCAGTATATTCCCTATGAGCCACAGGAAACGCAAACGTCACGCATATTGCGTCAGCCGCGTCAGGACTTGCTAGGCCACGCGCCTTCATGTCCTTCTTTGACTCCAAAAATATAGTGCCCCTCGAATCTGGCTTGATCATAGGCGATACCAAATCAGTTTTCAAGAACCTATCTTTGGGAATTGATGCCGTTCTTAGCCAATCCTTCATTTTTCCCCACATTTCAGCCCTTTTATTGCCATACATGACCGGATTTGCCGATTTATTGCCAAAGTTGACACCTTTGACTTTGTACCTTTGTTCCTTCAATCGGTCAACAATGCCAGCACCCAAGCCACCCTCATCAATTACCACCATCGCAGGCTTAAATTCCTCCATGGCCTCAATGATGTGGCCAACCACCGTCATGGTGTCATCGCCTCGATGCCTGTCAATGCGCACAATGTCGCGTCCTTGGCGTATCGCAATCACCGTAGCATCAGCGCCAAAGCGTGCAGGGTCAACTCCAATGATGATTGGCGCAGTCTGATCCTTGTACTTAGGCCTATTCATGGCCTCATCCACAATGTCAGCCGGAATGAACTGGTCATCACCCTCAGATGGGAACATGCCATAGACCTCAACGTGCGCTTGGCTGGATTCGGGCCCGTATTCGTCAATGATGTTCTGGTATACCGCCTTATCAGTGCCTTCTACCGTTCTAGCATCCACAACCTTATTCGTCCAGAAGTCGCGCTTAGAGTTAAAGCACTCATAAAAGTAGCCAGTGTTGCGCCGTGGGTTAGAGAACGCCAACCAAAGGCGGTTCGGTGTGTTCTCGGTAAAAAAGCCAGCCGTCACAGCCCAGATCGAGTCGTCAATACCGCTGGCCTCGTCAAAGATCACCATCACACCATCAAAGTTGTGGACACCAGCATAAGCATCTGGGTTCTCTGCGCTCCACAACCGGCCCTCAACAGCCCAATACCTTGTGCCTTTTTTGAGGTCTTTCTCAACCAGTTCAGTCAACCACGTTGCCGGCGTGATCTTGGTGGCCGCAACCTCAAACCAGTGGCTGTTAATGCTCATGGCCAACCACTTCGTAATCTCAGCCCAAGTCACCGCACGCAGCTGTGCTTCGCTGTTGGCCGAAATGATCGTTGTTGAGCCAATGCGCGTTGATAGCATCCAGATGGTGAGCCAGCTGACTAAGGCTGATTTGCCGATACCACGGCCAGAAGACACCGCACTGCGCAGGGTGTTGAAGTCTATCTTGCCCTGGTTGTCTTTGATGTGGTTGCTGATTTCGCGCAGGACTTCCCTCTGCCACTTGCGTGGCCCCTTGAAGTTCGCCAGTGGCGTGTTCTCTTGGCCCCAAGGGAAGGCAAACAGCACAAACGCCTCTGGGTCATCGGCAATCGCCGGTGTCCACAGCGTGGCCATCAACTCTTGTTCGTCTTCGGGCTTGTAGATCGTGGTTTGCATTTATTTTGTTCTGACAATCAACTGATTGACCGGAACGTCGTAGCTTTGATAGGGAAAAGTGGCTATGCGTTCTTGAGGCGTCATGTTCATGCGAGTTTGCACTGCTCTGGCTTCGGCTTCGCCGGCAAGACGCTGATACAAATCAAATTTTGCTTGTTCGCTGTGATAAGCAAGTAACGCTTTTTCATCTAATTCACGCGCCTCTTTTTCAAGTTTTAAACCTTTTTTGCGGGCGCCAGGCTTGACAATCTTTGTTGGATCAAGCGGGTCATTAGCGCTAGACATCCTAAACATTTCTTGTGCTTGTTCTCTTTTTTGTTTTGCAATTTCTTCAAGCGTCAAAATCATTGTTTGTGGATCACCACCCCCTGCAAAACCTTCTCTTTGCTGTACAGCGTGTTGAAGCTCATGCAACATTGTTGATCTATTTACAGCTCCATTTTCGCTAATAGGAACACCAATATTGTCCCTTTCGGTTTCGTAATATCCGCCCTTTCTGCCAGGCTTCAAAAAAACGCCAATATTTTTTGTGTCGGGATATGCCGCCGATAGTTCTGGGTGCAACAAAGCCTTTTGCCTGCGAACTACGGTTGAATTTCCTCTTTCTAAATCTGTTCTTTCACCCCAAGAATAAAGTTTGTGGCCAGGCATTGAATTAGCGTCACTAATCTCTTGCCTCAATTTGCCTTCTGACCCCCTAAATGTGCCAGTAGCTGCCCAGATTTCTTCAGGTTTTGCGCCAGCCTTTTCCATCTCTAACGCTTTATTTGCAGCAGCCTGATTCCATGTCTTAGAAGTAGGGCCAACAAAAATCTGGCTTTGCGTACCCTGCGCCATTCCCTGCAACATCTCAGCCGGCAACCCACCGCGCTCCATGATGCCTGGCACAACCCTCTCCGCATAACGCTCACCAGCCATGCCAGCTTTCATTGCCGCCTGCCTTGCAGCCCTTGCCGCTTGCAGTGTGGCCATAGTCGCAGGCTGCGCTACAGGCGCCACCGCCATGGCCGCTTCTAATGCCTCCGGCCTGATGCGTGTCGTCATGCCTGCACCAGTTGTTAGGGGTTCGCCATAGGACAGGCGATCCAGTGTCTGGCTAATCGCCGGCATCGATAAGAACCGCGCCGTGCCCTGCATCTGCTGGGTGCGCTGGGGTGAATAACTCTGCGCTATCAGGTCAGCCAGTGCGCCCAAATACTCGTTGCGCTGGGTTGCGCTCAAAGTGTCTTGGTACGCCAACATGTTTGCTGGGCGCTGGGCTAGGGCGTTGTTAATTGGCATGGGGCAGATGTTAAATCATTTTTTTAAAAAATAAAAATAAAAAATGTTTGCGGGGCTACCGTTCCCGCGGCCCTTTCGCGCCGGCCCTACCCCCGCCCCCTCGGCCATCGGTGGCAGGCCATAGGCGTTGTCCACAGGCAGTTATGCACACTTGTCCACAATTGCTTGTGCATAACTTTATTTGTAATGCTTTGATACTCTTAAATCTGTGGATAACTTAGGGTCAACTTAACATAATGGACACTGTATAAAGTAGAAACGTATTTTCTGCTTTCCGAGCCTTCTTTTCGTTGCGTTTGCGCAACGTGTC